TGGTATCAGAGCCAGATTTAAGTTATGTCTAGCTAAATCCATTGTCTAGATTTAGGGAAAGAGTTTGGCAGTTATGTGCATTCAAATAGTACTCGTTGTTACTTTAGCCTAACCATTAGGAAAAACCTTTTTATCTGTAAAAGACGTAACCCAGTGAAACAAGAGGGAGTAACTAGGGGAGAAGGTGAATAGAAAGAGTTATGTGCATTCAAATAGTACTCGTTGTTACTTTAGCCTAACCATTAGGAAAAACCTTTTTATCTGTAAAAGACGTAACCCAGTGAAACAAGAGGGAGTAACTAGGGGAGAAGGTGAATAGAAAGAAGGTTTATGTCTAGTCGTTGGGAAAAGAGTATCCATGAGTGGTATGAGAAGTCACATACTGCTAACCTTGAGTACCTAGATCTAGCCTCCACCTCTAAAGTTAGCACAAACCAGTTAGCACATAACCTTGCAGTTATCTTTGATAGAATCAACCTAGGAAACCGTGTTTTTATCAAAAACCTTAAGCAAATTCAGGAATCCTTATTAGAAGTAAACAGTAGAATAGAGACTGTTGAAACCAGAGTCAGTAAGTTAGCCAAACAGTTCAGAGAAAACAAACCTCTATCCGAGTCAGAGGTAAAGCATCTCGTCTCCGAGATTGCTAAACAACCCAAAATTGTGGAAAAACAAGCTTTAGAAATATCACAACAGTTGGAACAAAAACTCGAAAGAGTTGAAAAACTCCTTGGAAAACTGGATCAGTGGGTTGGTCAATGACTGAGGAGAGCCGATCTTACCAACAAGCGTTAAAAGAAGCAGAGAAGTCAGATTCACCAGCCGTTGGATTAACAACATCCAGTGGAGTAACAGCAACCCAAGGTTTCAGAATCTTGATTAAGCAGAACAACGTTCAGATCTGCTTACTTGCCCAGATCGCTGACAGACTTGAGGAGTTAGCCTTTGACCAGAAAAAGGCCAGACAAGAAAAAGCTAAAGAGGTCACAGTTCCAGAGGACCTTATCACACAACTCCAGAACTTGTCACTAAAAGACGAAGGAAGGTCTACACCAACAACCAAGAAGAGAGAAGGAAAAGGAATACTATACGGTTTCAAAGACCCGTATAAAATCCTTGCAGAAGAAAAGGCTAAACTCTCTACATCTACACCTAAGAAAGAATCCAAGAAGGATGAGTCGAGCTCGGACAATCAGTGAAAACCCTGGCGTCACCAATCAGGAAAGGCAAAGGGAGGGTCCTTTATTTGAAGATCAAGTCCGTGACTACAGAAGAAATCAAAGGAGGATCTTTAACCTCCGGCGTAACGCAAGAAGATTACGCAGACACATGATGGGGACAAGGTATCAAGATACCTTAGAACAAGAAATTGACCCTCAGACAACCCTGAGGTTATCCATGCAAGAAAGAGCACGATTAGTCCCTGCAGAAGTACTGTACAGATCAAGAAGAGACACTGTTCACCACCGTGTTTATACACACAGATCGGAGGAATCTATCCTCTGTGTCAATGGAAACCAGATCGACAGAGCTTTCATACAACCAGAAAGCTTAGAACAACTACAAAGGACTGGAATGGCCTTTGTACACATTGGAATACTCCAAGTAAGAGTGCAGATCTTGCACAGGCAAGAGGAGGGAACAATGGCCCTCATCGTTTTCAGAGATAATCGATGGAGTGGTGACCAGTCGATCTTTGCACAGATGGAAGTTGATCTAACCAAAGGAAGCCAGCTAGTGTTTGTCATACCAGACACTATGATGACAATTGGTGACTTTGCCCGAAATATACAACTATCTATCCTTACCAGAGGATATGATAACTGGCAAAATGGCGAGGCCAACCTGTTAATCACAAGAAGTATGACAGGGAGACTATCCAACACACCTAATGTTGCGTTTGCTTATCAAATCGCAAGTGCAACAGACTACCTGGCAAGCCATGGTGTAAGAGCTATAGCTGGAAAGAAATTCGACTTGCATAAGCTGCGAGGACAACAATGGATATTAAGGCCTCCACAGGCAGATATCACCCCTATGCAGCCCAGAACGGTTGAGACAAGGAATTTGATCGATGGCAGTATTTCAATTAGGTTCCATGATTATGAAGCAGCACCATCTACATCGAGACCAACCTACAATGAACAAGATGAAGAGGTTGAGTCAGATGAAGAATCTGAGTTAAGGGAACATACTATTGCAGTCTGGTTTGGACCAGAAGAACTCCCAGATGCAACTGGTAGAATTAAAGTATGGGAAGAATCTATGAATGGAAATGGAAGATTCTTCAGATACTATACACCCCCTCCAGAGAATGATACACAAATAGTAGCCACAGGATGGGATGATGATGAACCACCAATTTGGGATAAAAGTTCAGAAGATGAAGATGAAGGAAATGAAGATGACGATGATCCCAACACCTACATGCTACAACTACAGAAGGAGGAAGATGAGTGGCAAGAAATTAAGGAAGAGATAGCAGCCGGATGGCAAGAGAATTTGGAATATCCAGTCAAGAAACCGCTAACGGAGACGGTCTTATCAGAGGTGGTAGACTATAATCCGCCAGGCGATACACTAATGACACCTGTTGGATACCCACCGGCTTCAACAACAAGGTCACAAGTACCTGATAAACCACCACTGTTTGAAGGACAATCTTCACACGTGCCTAGATTCAAGAAAGACAACTATTCAGAATGGTGGCAGTTACCATCATCACAAGGCACAACTGGAGCTCTGTTTGTTATGCCTAAACAGATAGGCCTATTTCATGATGTCTTCTCCAGATGGGAATCAGTAACCAAGAACTACGTGGCAGCACAAGGTTTTACTGACCCTGTCGAAAAGGTTGAGTTCATGGAAAATCTACTTGGAGAAACAGAAAAGCTGACGTGGATACAATGGCGAATGAATTATGAAGCAGAGTATCAACAGCTTATCACACAAGCTGATGGAAGGCAAGGAACCCAGAATATCCTCTCACAGATCAAGAGGGTCTTTTCACTAGAAGATCCAGCATCAGGGTCTACAAGGGTTCAAGACGCTGCATACAGAGACCTGGAAAGGTTAACTTGTCATAATATTAAGGATATTGTACAATTCCTTAATGACTATGGTAGACTTGCAGCAAAATCAGGAAGGATGTTCCTTGGAACAGAATTAAGTGAGAAGCTCTGGATGAAGATGCCCCCTGAACTAGGGCATAGGATGAGGGAAGCATTCCACAAAGAATACTCCGGAAATGAAGTAGGAGTATTTCCAAGAATACTCTTTGCGTATAAATACTTGGAACAAGAATGTAAAGATGCAGCCTTCAAAAGAAGTTTAAAGTCTCTGTCCTTTTGCAAAGATATGCCGATCACAGGGTACTACGATAGGGGTCCCAAATACGGCATACGGAGATCAAAGACATACAGAGGAAAGCCCCATGAGACACATGCGCGCGTAGAAAAAAGAAAGCATTTAATAAGAAATAAGAAGTGTAAGTGTTACCTGTGTGGAGATGAAGGTCACTTTGCACGAGAATGTCCTAATTCAAAAAGGGATGTTAAACGCGTTGCGATCTTTGAAGGAATTGATCTACCTGAGGGCTATGATATAATCTCCGTGGAAGAAGGTGAAGCTGAGTCCGATGCTATTTATAGCATTTCAGAAAACGAAGATGAAGTACTTCCTGAAGAAGGAGTCAAAACAGAAAAGGTCTTTATGTTTCGAGAAGAAGACCAAACCTATTGGCTTGGAAGAAAGAACCATTGGACAGCGATGGTAAAAGTCTCAAGTCAACAATACAACTGCCTGCACCAGTGGGAACACAACCAGGAGATTACACAAGTAGCATACCTCAAATGCTACTTCTGTAAGCAACAAACCCACATCAGGAGTCGGATACATTGCAGTACCTGTACACTCACAGCATGCTTTATGTGTGCTCCAGTATACTGCAATACCACAGTTCAACAAGCTCCTAAACAAGCCATACCATACAATCCCAATACTCTGCTACAACAACAGCAAGGGTATATCCAATGGCTAGAGGCAGAAAACAAAAGACTTGCGGAGACGGTGGAACTGTACAAACATGAAATTGCAGAGCTCAAGATGGAGAAAGAATTAGAATTATCCAGAAGAGAGCTTGAAAGAGAAACTCCCAAAAAACCTCATGGTAAAGGCATCCAGATCAAAGAGGATGATGAACAGTCAGCCTACCTCGAGGAAGACACCATCGTACGTGTTATTGGACACGGTACAGAAGAGCAACAGGTATCTAAACCTGTGAAAAAGGGGAACATGTTATACAACATGGACGTGGTACTGATGATCCCGGAGGTTGGCAGGCCCATTAAAGTTAAAGCTATCTTAGATACAGGGGCAACTACTTGCTGTATCAATATAGCCTCAGTACCAGCAACGGCAATTGAGCAAAATACCTTCATGGTACATTTCAAAGGTATTAACTCTTCTCAATCTGTCGATAAAAAATTAAAGTATGGTAAGATGATGATCAGCAATCACCAGTTCAGAATTCCTTATTGCTATGCTTTTCCAATATCCCTTGGTGATGGGATAGAGATGATACTGGGATGTAATTTCATCCGCGGTATGTATGGCGGTCTACGCATTGAAGGCAACACAGTCACTTTCTACAAAAACGTGACTACTATCCAGACACGCCTTGCAGCTATAGCAGTTGGTGGAACAACCGCTTCTGACGTGGGTGGGGAGGATAGCTACTTCTCTTCCGATTCGGATCCTGATCAAGAACCAGCAACCCAGGAATTCTTTGATCCAGAAACCCACTATCAAATTATGGCCATTGGAGCGGCCCAGACTCAGAAAGCCCAACTGGACCCAAGACTAGAAAAGATTCTAGCCCAACTCAAGGAACAAGGCTACATTGGGGACAACCCTATGAAACATTGGGCCAAGAACAAAGTGGTCTGCAAACTGGAGATAAAAAATCCGGACCTGGTCATAGAAGATAAGCCCATTAAGCACATGACCCCCGCAATGGAGCAACAATTCAAAAGGCACATCCAAGTCTTACTCGATATTGGGGTAATAAGGCCCAGTAAATCCAAACACAGGACGACTGCCTTCATCATACAATCTGGCACAACAGTCGATCCAGTAACAAAGGAGACCATTCATGGCAAGGAAAGAATGGTGTTCAATTACAAAAGACTTAATGATAATACGGAGAAGGACCAGTATTCTCTGCCAGGAATACAGACTGTACTGAAAAGAGTCGGCAACAAACAGATTTTTAGTAAGTTTGACTTAAAATCTGGTTTTCATCAAGTTGCTATGGCAGAAGAGTCAATCCCATGGACAGCCTTTTGGGTGCCACAAGGTCTTTACGAATGGCTAGTCATGCCATTTGGTCTTAAAAATGCTCCAGCAGTGTTCCAGAGGAAAATGGACCAGTGTTTTAAAGGAACTGAAGAATTCATCGCAGTATATATCGATGATATCCTGGTCTTCAGCAACAACATGACAGATCACATTAAGCATGTTCAGGTAATGTTAAAAATTTGCCAGGAAAATGGACTTGTCCTCAGTCCAACCAAGATGAACCTTGCCCAGAAGGAGATAGAATTTTTGGGCACCATAATTACACAAGGCAGAATGAAGCTACAAACTCACATCATCAAGAAGTTGGTTAACTTTGCCGACAGTGAGTTAGAAACAGCAAAAGGGCTTAGGTCTTTCTTAGGCCTCCTGAATTATGCAAGGATCTACATTCCCAACTTGGGAAAAAGATTAAGCCCACTCTATGCCAAGACAAGCCCAACAGGAGAAAGAAGGTTCAATCGACAAGATTGGCAGCTGGTAAAGGAAGTTAAAAAAATGGTCCAGGAACTTCCAGATCTCAGTATTCCGCCAGCCAAGAGTTGCATTATCATTGAAAGTGATGGATGCATGGAAGGATGGGGAGCAATTTGCAAGTGGAAGACAGCTAAGGAGGACCCACGAAACACGGAAAGAATATGTGCCTATGCAAGTGGAAAGTTTAGTGTGGTCAAATCCACAATAGATGCCGAAATTCACGCCATTATCAAAGCATTGGAATCATTCAAGATATTTTATCTTGATAAAAAGCATCTCATAGTGCGCACTGATTGCCAGGCAATTGTCACCTTTTACAATAAGACAGCTGGCCACAAACCTAGTAGGGTCAGATGGATAACTTTCTCTGACTATATAACTGGCCTCGGAGTTACAGTAACCATCGAACACATCGACGGTAAAGACAATCAAATCGCAGACACTCTCAGCCGGCTTGTTTATTCATCATGGAGCCAATACCAGAATCAAGAGGAAGAAGAACGGCAGGAGAAATCCCAACCACCCAACTGTGTGGGATCAGTTATCCATACAGCCTTGCCTATGACGGACTACTGCAGCAAAAGAAGAACGCCATTGCAGCCGGAACAGTCACCCTCACTACAGAAAGAGCTGTATCAGTACAACTATACAAAATTGAAGAAGAAGCAGCCAAAAGAGCCCTGTTGGCCCTCAGAGATCTTCAAGGGATACTCCACTTCAAAAGAGACCACTTGGCTTCTGTTGCCACAAGGGACAACTATGCTAGCGACAGGCTACCCGGAGCACAGCAAGATTCCCTGGCCCTTGACAGACAGGCCAATATTATCAATCAAATAATTGAGAGAGCCGTCCAGCCATAAAGGCAGAAAGCATGTGGACCTAGAATAAAAGTAGGATGTATTGTGTCGGTTTGCTTTTACTTTATGAGTTGTAATCCATTATAGAGTAAGTGGTGAATAATTGACGATGGGGCCCAATGAGCACCCGGATTATTCCATTTACAATCTATATAAGGAGTATTTGTAGGCTTAGCTACTCAGACTCGAAAATATCGAAGCTGAATTCTAAGCATTAGGTTTTCTCTTGTAAGTTTGAAAGTTTCTGAGTGAAATAAAAACTCTACTTTGTGTTTATGTTTTTGTTTCCCCTGGGTAATATCCGCATTTCAAAATCAAAA